GTGTAAGTTACCGTTATCTAACAGCCATTCTTCTAAAGGGTTGTAGCCGTAAGGCTCTGATAGTCTTTGTATTGCGCCTATATTAAAAGACAGTTTTTTATTACCTCTTATACGTAACCTTTGCGAAGACTGAAAATACTCTATATCTGCAAAACCGTTTTTTACATATTCTATTTTAGCTAACCATTTTGTTTTTACATATCTTAGGAAGTGGTTTTGGTCTATGTATTCTACGCCTTCCTGTCTTCTGTAGTCTATTTCAAACAAGTATTCGAAAGGGTTACGACCAACTGTAGCACCGTCGCCGTAGGCGCTTTCTGTACCGTCTTTGAAAGGCGTACTGCCTTCGTATTGAAAACGCTTTATCTTACGTATACCTGCAGTTAAGCTGTAGTCGTAGGGTGTTTGTATTACTTCTTTAGAAAGTTCGTTAGAAACGCTGTATACGTCTTTGTCAGATAATGACGTGCCGCCGTTAGACGCTATGTAAAATGTAGAAAATTTGAACAGCTTTTTTATTTGTGCTTCTGCAGTAAAAGCACATAGTATAAAAAGTAATGTTATTATTTTTTGCATTGTTTTTTGTCTAAATACTTTTTTAACTTTACTGTGTTTTGCGGTTTTGGTTTGTATGTTTTTCTTTTACTCACTAGTAAGGCGATATGTCAGGCGTTAAAAAGTGTCTAAGTGTTATCCTAGTTGTCTTTTGCATGTCGTCGCCTAACTGCATACCGCTAAAGTAAGCTTGTTTAGAAGGACTTATGTCTGCGCCACTATTACTATTGTATTCTGCGTATTTATCTGTATTATTACGCAAGTAGTCTACTAGTCTTTGTGCGTAGTATTCTGCAGTATTTAACACTATATCGCGCATATACTTAATGTCTTCTAAAGACGCTGCGCTTGACGTTTCGCTAATCTTACGTACTATGTCTTTGTTCATAATTTTGTAAGATAGAAACGGTAAACATTCGTATAGACTGTAATGTATTAACACAGGCTGTACGTAAGTGTCTATAAGTGTTTCGTAATCGTCGTTTTCTGCAGCCGCCATAGTACCTGCAGTAATCAAAGCAGCCAACTTATCGTATAAATCTGTACCTAACAGGTTAGTTATATGTATGTCCTGCGCTACCTTAATGTATGGTAACAATAATTCTGCGTCTACGTTACCGTTAATAGTAGTAGACTTCTTTATCGTGTCTTCGCTTATAAATAGTACTGCCATTATTCTATATATCCTTTACCTACTTGTTTGTTACGTTTGCCTGCTATGTTTTCGTCGCTTGTTTTTGTTGGTACTCTTGTACCGTCTGCTACTGCAGTAGTAATACTTTTATAGTTTTTTGCTAAATCAGGTAATTTGTCGCCTTTTTCGTACACTTTACCGTCTATAACAGTACGTCTTTTAGCTGTTTTAAGAACATAAGTACGTCTACGCCAATAGTGCGTACAATTAAACCTACCCTTAAATTTGAATATGTCGTAGAAGCCAAAATCGCCGTTAGCTTTTTTACTAGACATTGTACTAATGTCTTCGCGTCTAAACAAGCTGTTAGCGTGATTATTTACCATGTGTTTACAAAATTCGCGGCTATTGTCTTTTACTGTTAAAGGTCTGTATACGTAGCGTATCTTAAAAAATTTACCGTCTGCCCTTCTACTTTTGCTATCTAAGCCTGTAGGTTTTATAGCAGAAGTGTTAGCTGCGAAGTTATAGTTAGCTTCGTCTTCTTCTATGTCTTCTTCTTCTACTAATTCGTAGCCTTGACTTAACAGATCGTCTTCTGTTTCGCTTATACTATCCATGTACCAAATCATTTCTTGGTCTGTAGGTGTTTCTACGTCTTCGTTATGATTACACAAATTAGTATTTGCTTCTTCTGCTACTGTTTCTTCTTCTATTTCTAAAGGTGCGTAGCCTAATTCTTGGCGTATTTCGTCCTGTGTTAATACGTCTTTTAATGTTTCTGCGTCAAATACGCTATTTAACGGCTTGTTATTCTTAATAGATATAGGTAAAGTAATACCGTTTACCGCTAAAAGCTTTTTAAGCGTTTTTAAGACAATATTCTGAAAAGGTGTTACCACGCTATTATTATACAATTCGTGTGCCTGTAGAAGCTCGCTACGCCCTCCTAGCTGCCCTTCTGTCTTTACTCCTAATAGCATAGGAGAAGTTACGCGGTGTCCTATCATTATATTCTGTATACATAATTCGTTTAGTACTGTATACTGTTTATCTGCGTTACTTACCTGTATAGGTATTATTTCAGGCTTGCTATTTGCGTCGTCGCTAAAGCTTAAAACAAATTTGCCTGCGTTGTTAGTTCCGCTATGTTTATCTGTTATTTGTTTCTCTATCTGTCTTCGCTCATCAGGACTAGGAATACCATTCGCAAAATTAATGAAGTAACTACCTGAAAATCCGTTACTTATATTGTTTAAGTGAAAGTCAGAAGTAAGGTTATCTATCTGTACCCAATTTGTAGAAGCTACGTAGTCAGGTGTGTAGTATAATTCCATAGCAGGACTATATAAACCTGTGTATAGTAACTGACTAGCTTCTGTCCTGTCTTCTGCGCTATATGCTGCTATACGCTGCGGTGCGTATTCTTTTCGTCTGTATTGTTTCCAATCAGGACTTATATAGTATTCTGTTACTTTGCCGTCTTCGTTAGGTTTACCTACTCTAACTTGTTCTACAGGTATGTGATGTATAGCTGCTATCTTAGTTTTATCTTTAGACCAAATAATATTAAGTGCGTAAGCGCCTTGTAGCTTTAGATCAAAAGATATTTTAGTAATTAATTCGTGTAATGTCTGACCGTCGCCGACGTTAGCCATAATTTTTTTAAGCGCTACGTATTGCTGTAAATCTTTTGTTTCTTCTACTAACAATTCTTCGCCTGCTATCATAGCTGCAGTAGCGTTAATTACCGCCGCGTGTGTAGCGCTATTGTTATACAGTTCTATAAGGTACTGAGGGTAGCAGTTCTTATACTTACCGTCGCCATATTGTACCCAATCTAAACCGCCTATTTCTGATACTGTAGGCTGTACTTCGTTTTGTAACTGTATATTTAGTAGTCTATTCTTCATTTTGCCAAGTTTCGCCGCTTAGTAATTCTAAAAATTTAGTA